GTGCGCAATACCAAGGCCGCGAAAACTGATAAAATAAATACCTTTACCGAACAACAATACCTGGATTCTGGTCTATTTGGATCCAAAGTAGAAAATGCCGCTTTTGTCATACGGGCACGGACGGATATCAATCCTGATGCAAGACCAAGTATGTATTTGGATTGTTATGGAACGGGTGGTGTAGTTCTGTTTTTAGACACAGATATGCAACTCAAATTAGTTGCAAATAATACAATTAAAACGGTTGTTACTAAATAAATTGTATCACGTTTCCAAGTTAGAAAACGATACTGCCACGCATACGAACTTCCGCTTGTGGTATTGCTGATCCATCCAATGTTTCAAGCCTGACATTCCCTTGCGGTGTAATGCGGATCAGTAAAAAACGACTCCCAGTCATGTCATAGCAGTAGCTGTAGACATCTTGTCTGATATGCATATATTCAGCTGGAATCTTACCGATTACACAATCTACAAGTGATGTTGGATATACAAAGGCTTGAATGGAATATATACATTGTCCATTACTATACTGTGTTATGTTGTGAAAGCCAATGGAAATATAATCGGAATCCGTAGATACACCATCCCTATCTGGTATATCATACGTGGCAGTAATGGATTTATTTATAAGCTTGGTATTGAGCACAGTATAAAGATCCATCAATACCTTTCCCTGAGCCGCCGACAGGGGCAGATCTGTCCGGTCAGTAACACAGTTGTTTACGATCTGTCCGATCAGGCAGACGCCGGTCATCCAATTCTTAAAATCTTCCGTAAACTTCTTCATCTTCCCCCAGCGTGTCCGGGCCTTTTCTTTTGCGGCCGGTACCGGGAAACTGTCTGATGATGCATCAAAGGCAGAAACCAGAGTGTCCGCGGTGTCACCGCCAATGGAATCTACCTTATCCAATTTTAAAGATTTCACCCACCTCGTCAAATTACCTAAGATTATATTGACAACTCCATTTGATGAGGGGATTTCTGGATATTTAACATCATCACTCGGCTCTGTCACAGATGATATTGTCTTTGAAATATCCCCTCCGTCATTATGAACCAATTTTGACAAATCCTTTTTATAGGTTGCATAATCCACATACAAGATGCTTGGGGTTGATACCGTAATTTCTGCCACATTAGAAATTATTAAAGAAAGTCTTATTCTTTTTCTATTTGTTTCTACCCCGGTTGTAGATACAATGTATTGCGCATCATCTCCACAGTTATCATAAACGTATAATTTATCCCCATTGTTTGTTGTGACTAACAATCCAATTTCTTTAAAATAATAATCATAATCCACTATGGGGAAATCCCCTGTAATAGTACACCCTTCTTCCGATGCTTCAACATCAATGTCTGTAATTTCATATAGCTGATGCACTAATGATTTTTGAGTATTAAAGTTTGTAGGTGGTGCTCCATCGCCAATTACAATCGCTTTAAAGTTTATCACATTTGACATCTGAGCATCCGTCAAAGCTTGCCTTCCGTCTACAGTTAACGTCAATCCACTCCATGCCATTTATATCACCTGCCTTATTGTTGTAATATCTGCTGTGTTTAAAGTCCCACCCGCAAAGATTTTTCCTTCTAATGGGTTTTCATAAATTATTTTTAGAATAATATTTTGCGGAACCATCCTTTCCAACATATCATTTACTTCTGTATCTTCACATTCAGGTAAAAAATACAACGTGACCATTAAGACATATCCTTCATTAAAATTATCAGAAACAGAATAATTCTTCCCATACAGTTTAAATAATGAATCTTTCAAAGAGTCCATTGTATAAGGTGATGTATTTAACCAACGAACCTGAATCCTCTTTCTACGTGCCTCTAGGGTGTCTCCTGAGGCTGGGTAAATATTAAGCATTTTTTCAAATCTTGATATGCCATATTCATTAGCAGTAGAAATAAATCTATTGTAAAACACCTGATCCACTGCTTTCCAAATCGTCTGAAATTCTGGGTTTTCTGTTTCCAGTGCGGCAACTGGTTCTTTGTAAGCCTGCATAAAAGATGGTAAATAAGAAACAAGGTCAACATCTCTTATCATGTCGAAACACCCCCTAACACCGGAATCTGGTATTTGGTCAAAGTCAGATTATTTGTACTGTCATTTATTTTTGTGTCTGTCACATCAAGAACCCCTTTCACACCAAGAATCCTTGTTTCAATCTGACTGACCCTGACAATAATGCTTACACTATTTGACCAACTTTTTCTTAATTCCAACAAATACACATCAACAGCTTCTTCTATCGCGGTCTTAGTATTTGACCAGTTATAACCCTCATCAAAAGTCACCGTTGTTCTTATATACACTTGAATAGGTTCGGCGCTTTTCACTTTAACTACATGACCAATAGGGGCAAGTCCATACCCTTCTCCAGCACTTTCATCTGGATCAATGATAGTCTGAATCTGTTTAATCAGAGTATCTGACGCCTTGCCAAAATCCAAGGAATTAACAACCGTTATAAGAACTGTACCGCCTACAGTCAATTTCTTCTCAAATGAGGCCATATAAACAGCAGAAAGCCATGTTGCAACCTCTGCATCCACTTCGTCAATCACAGAGTTATACCAAGAAGTAACTTCTTCACTTGGTATCATATCCGTTGGGTGAATATCTCCATTCCATACCCGTGTAACCTTCAGATCACCAACACCGCTGATCTTCTTTACCGCCTCAATATAAGCTGCCTTATTGCCCCCAAATGATTGTGCATTGAAACTGTCAAGATATCGTTGCCGCAATATTTCTGTATCTTCTTCATCCTCTCCTGGAATAAGAACTTCCGTCAATGTTGCAGTTTGCAATCCAGCAATGTATTCTATTGGTATCATATCGCCAAGATACTGATTACCAATGGTTCCTTCTGTTTCACACTGAACCTGGTACTGTCCAAGCGCAATCTGCTCTGTCACAATATAGTTCATTTCACCAATATTGAAACGCTTACCTGTCACATTAACATTCGTTGGTGTAAACTCACCTTTTAGAATGGCTTTTGTTGCGGGTTCAGGTGAAAGTCCCCTGTCCTTTGCAAGCAAGATCAGAAATTCCCTTGCAGCGGTATCACTATATGAATTTTTTATCAGATATTCCAACTCAATATATAAAATCTGAAATTCAATAGCACTTGCACTGTGCAGATCATAAATCGGCGATGATGGTCTTTTATCTAACTTGTCAGATACACGATTCAGCATTCTATCAAGAATGACTTCATATGTCTGATCTTCATACATTCTAAATCCCCACCTCCTTGTCTGCTTTAATATCACCGTAAATTGTTTTTACAGTAAAATAGACATGAACCATACCTTTGACTGTAATGTCAAATTCAAAGTCGGCCACGCCTGTAATTCTTTCATCAATGGTTAATGCTTCACTAATCCTGCGCTCCAATTCAGGACAAACCCAAGTGACAGGCTCACCATACAGATCAAATGTCTCAATACCGTAATACCACGGATATATAATGTACTGATACCGTTCTGTTTGCAACGTCCTGAATATCATTTGCTTCATGGCATCCTGTTCATCCACAAGACCACGTATAGAATCACCATCTAAATCCATTTTGTAGGTAAGGCTTGGCTGTGTTTCAATTTCAAAATTTTGGTCAAGAAAACCGACTGTTGAAGGAATCATACTATTACCCTATCCATAACAATAAATTTTTGACCTTTTTGCTGCCTTAAAACAATAACCTTATCACCGACAGCCAAGCCGTTATGTACAGTGATCTCAATAGTTCCGACAGCATGAATGTGTGAAGGAGAAACGGGTGCTGTTCCTGAATCTATACCGCCTGTATAGTAGTAATTCTGAATATTCCCCGCTGTGATCTTGGTTTTGAAATTGGTTACATTCCTTGAAAGAATTAACTGTTTTTCACCAAGAATCATTTTCTGTTCAATATTGATTTTCAGCGGTGAAGCGCTTATCACTTCACCAAAATAGACATTCATGGGTTTCGCTGCTTCAACGGCTTCAATGGCCGACCTTTTCAATGTATCAACAAATTCATTTGCATCAGGCAATAAATTCACCCCCTCTAAGTGTCAAATCCATCCAATGCTCATTTTCCTTGTAGGTGTGCTTGCATTTTTCAACAAGCATCCAGTTCTTCACTTTTATGTCGCCAAGGTCAAGGTTAATAACAATCATAGAACCTGCACGCACCCGGTTGTCACCTAATGCGTTGGTAATTCTAAGATTGCGGCTCTTTTTGTTATACAGTTTCAAAAGGGCATCTGCCTTGGCCTGACCGTTTTCACCCTTCTGCAATGTATCATAGTATTGTAAGATTCCCCACTTATTGATATTGGAAGAATCCTGTGTAACATACACTTCACGTTTTCCTGTATCCTCATTGTCATAAGTCAGTTTGATTTTGTTATATGTGCTTTCATCAATAGATGAAGTATAGTCAAAATTCTCTCCTGTTTCTTCATCAATCATCAGGTAGGCACCCGGAACACCCACGTACATAGATGATAAGCTTTGCAAAGTCAGTTTTCCAAAGTTATCATACAAAACATACATTTCCCCGGTATTAGTCAGTGTAAGATCAAGAGCATTTGCAATCATTTCAAACATTGAAGTATTTTCTTCAACCCTTGATTCAATAACATACCTGGTATCATCCAGTATACCAAGATTCAAGGCATAATCATCTGCCACCATTTTGACAAACTGTGATGCCGTTTTATCTTCATAGACTTTGGTATCTTTGTTTTTTAAGTACCGCAACTGATCGTAAGCGGTAACTGTAATGATTTTGTCCTTGTTTCTCTGTTGCTTGAACACAAAACCAAAGAAAACATTGTCACCGTCTACTCTCATCCTGACGGGACTACCTTCTGAAAAGTCAAGAATGTCATCATACAGGACTTTGAAAACCAGTTTGCCGGGGGTATTTTTACGTTCTGTCGACCATTCAATACCTTCCTGAACAGCAGGTTGATATACTTTGGCTCCTGATTCATTACCAACCAGTAGTTCAACATACATTAAACAAACACTCCTTTCTTACATTGCCGGAATGGTCAATACTTGCCCCGGCTTAATTAGGTTGGGATTTCCACCAATAACACCTCTATTTGCATCATAAATTATAGTGTACTTTGCACCGCTACCGTAAAACCGTTTTGCAATGTTCCATAAACAATCACCACGCACAACCGTATAGGTTTGCGCCGCTACCGGGGCTGGGGAATTGTTGGTTTCCCGCTTGGGTTCTGCACTTGCTTTCGGCTTAGATTCTACAATTTTGATGTTGACTGTTTTTGTCCCATACTCCCGGTACTGTTTCAGATCGAACTTCACCTTAAAATCAAAACCGTTCTTTGCATCTTCTGTGATTTTGTAATCTTCCAAAGAAACCTTCATATTTGTGTTCAGCAGTTTCTTTCCTACTGGTGTTCTTCTGCATACAATGAATTGGAACGGCTTTTTTCCTGTTTTCAACCCTTCAAAAATGTCAAAGAAATATCCCGCACCTTTGAAACCTGACTTATACACTGCATAAGGTTGTTTCACTTGCGGGATCTCTGCTTCAAACTCAATGTCGGTCAACCCTGTTTTTTTCAGGATATTGATTTCACCGTCATTTATCAGGTTGACTGTTTTATTGTTACCATTGATTTTGATACTGATTTTTTCGGGAGTGACAGGTAAAAGACACTTGTCAAAATACACATCATATCCACTTTTTGCCAATTACTCATGCACCCCTTCCGTCATATTATCAACAGCTTCATTCACTGAATCTGTCAGTTTAGTCATAAATCCGTCAATATCGTCACCACTATTGATGTTATTCTGCATACCTGACTGATCAATCGTGATTTCTGCAACTGTGTACCTGTTTACAGTTTCCTGTTCAGCAATATCACGTAAATACTTCAAATCTTCTTCTGATATTTCCAAGGAATCCTTGATTGCCCCCGTGTTATCAGCAATGTTTCCAAGATTATCACCAACCCCTGAATCTGCGATCGCATCATTAAACCCGGACACATAGTCTTGTGGGTTCGGAATGTCTGTACTTCCAAAAATATCCGACAAGCTGAAATTACTGACTGCATCCGCAATACCGTCCCCCCAAGAAGCACCGGCATTAAATGCATCAGAAATCCAATCGTCTTGAAAGGCATCAAACGTGTTGAACCCTTCACTGAAAGCATCTGAAATACTGGTGTAATCTTCTTTATTCCCAGCCGCCTCACTTGCCTTTGCTGCGTAATCATCCGCAGCGGATGAAATGCCGGAATAATCAAATTCTACAAAAGGAAGTTTGTTCAATGCGGCACAGATGCTATCAATAACAGATAATGCAGTTGACATCAAATTGTAAAACCAAGATTGAACATTACTGATTGCGTTATGGAACGCCGTCACTATGTTGGACGCAAGCGCTGCAATAGCATTTCCAATACCTAAAGCAATATTGGCAACGGTCAGACCCAAATTTTTGAAAAACTGAATTACTACATTCACACCACCGGTAATTACACCAAATCCCGAATTTGCAATACCTGTCATCTTTGCAATGGCATTACACACCGCAAAAATAATTGCAATAAGTGCGATAATCAACATGATAATCCATACAATAGGACACGCATATAAAGCCCCATTGTATCCCATTTGTGCAGCAGTTGCCGCCATGGTCTGCCCTGTAGCTGCTGCCATTACTGCAACCTTTGCAGACATTGCCAATGCATAAATTGTGCTTGCTGCCGCTGACGCTAGTTCAATACCTTTCAGAATACCAAGATAGGCCGCATATACAGCTAACGCACCGATAACCCCATATACAATAGGACTGATGATTGACCAATTATCAGCGATAAATCCGCCTACTGTACCGATTAAATCAAAAATATTCAGTATAATATTGGCAAGGGTTGCCATTGCTTCAATAACACCGTTTGCGAATGTCTGAAATGCGTCACTGTCGGCTATATCGTTCAATCTTTGAAGTACAGGTTGAAAGGCAATCAGTGCTGTGTTCTTCATAGACTGCCAAACCTGCCCCCAAGTCATAGGCATTTCTTCAAACTTGGTATTGATTTCATCCGCACTTGCAAAAATTGCAGCCTTCACAACATCGGCTGAAAGTTCACCTTCTGATGCCATATCACGGATTTCACCAATAGGCACTTGTAAATAATCAGCAATAGACTGAATCAGATTGGGGGCCTGTTCAAAGATGCTGTTCAATTCATCCCCTCGCAGTACACCAGATCCAAGCGCCTGCGATAACTGCAACATTGCGTTTGATGCTTCTTGTGTACCCGCTCCGGCAATCGTCATCTGTTTTTGAACCAAATCCGCAAATGCGACCACTTCTTCTGAACTACTGAACGCATCCCCAGCATTATTACCGAACCTTGCAACCACATCCGCCATTTCAGAAAATGAACCACGTGCATCCTGTGCGGCGGCATATACCATGTTGACAAGTTCTTGTGTACTCTGCACACCGTCATTCATCATGTTCAATCGTGATGTGGTCTGAACAAGTTCATCTGAAATATTTAATACATTTCCAACACCCTGAATGCTGACATAGGCTGCCGCCACCCTTTTGATGGTGTTGGTCAGTTCATTTGCCTGTTGTGTACCGCTTGAAATTTCCTGATTGAAACGTCCCTGTTCATCAACATTATCCCTGATATAGCGTTCTGTTCCACTTATTGTCTGTGACAGATGCAAATAAGCGGCATTTGCAGCAGAAACATCCATATTCTGCATTGCTGTATTCAGTTCATTTTGTTCCAGAACTGCTTGATTTAAACGGGAACGCAACTGTTCAAGTTCTGCATTTGCAGTATCTATCCCAATGTTTACGGGATTGTTTTCAATCTGTTGGATACGGTCACGGACTAAATCGATTCGAGTTGCCAGCCTGTTCAAATTCTGAAATGCTTCAGGTGGGAACAGATCTGTATTGTATGCCTGTCTTGCAATCGCATTCTGTGTACCGCTCAACTGTTCTAACATACTATTTGTACTCTGAACTTCTTGCTGAAATCGTTCAATCCCTGAACCTGTAAATACTTCCAGACTGTCGGTATTCCATGTGACTGGAATTTTGACCGGGTCTGGAGGAGCGCGTGACTGTTCAGGTAGAGACGGTACCTTGGCCGGTTCAGGAGGTGTTGAGGGTACAAATGGGTCAGTGTTAATCAATGGTTGATTCTGCATTACAGCGTTCAGCTCATCCATTGCAGCTGCAGCTTGATTGATTTCATCACGCACAGCTTCAATGCCTGATGTATCCATGTCTGCATTCATGGTATGCTGCATATCTTCCATTGTCGAAACAGTGAGATTGACCGCATTGATTATTCCATAGATAACTCCTGAAAATTGGTCATTTAATTCAATACCGGTCTGAATTGATGCCACCTCTTTTCACCTACCTTTCTTAGTGCTTTTTCTTTGCTTTGTTTTCTGCTTTTTTCTTTTCCTTCTTATCGTTTTCAGCTTTGATTTCTATTGCTGCTATAACAAATGCTTTTTCCTGCTCTTCCATTTCCAAGAATTGACTTGGTAAAATATGAAGTTTATGAAGGGCATAATAAGCAAAATTTGCTTCACTATCCCCTTCATTTATGAGTTTTTTGCTTCGTCAACCTTTTCTTCAAGACTTTTGGTAAATCCCTGAAATTTCTGCATCCAAACAGTAAAATCCTGATATTCACCGGCATTGTCAACCATTGCATAAAGTAATTCTTCCGGGGTCATAACACCATATGAATCCTGCAATTCCTTGTCATAAAGATCAGGGTATACAGTTGATGCAACAATCATCTTTGCAAGGTATTCAGCGGTTTTTACCTTTGGTCTGAACAGGTTAGGTTTTCCCTTGACCTGAACTTCAATAGTACAGGAATCACGCAATGCTTCATTTTCCTTGGAAGTAATCTGTTTGAACTCCCATTTCAGCGGTTCACCGTTTTCATCCTGTAATGTAGTTGTAGGTGCATATTTTTCATTTGCCTTTGCGATTTTGTTCACTTTCATAAATCGACTGAATTTTGACATTTTTATTTGTCCCCTTTCTGTTTATCATTGAATAACAAAAACCCCTTATATGAGCGTTATATAAACTCACACAAAGGGTTTTTCATTGTTTAGTTGGTAAGAAATCCGGTCAGATTTGCAAAAGATTCAGGCATTGAGAAATCCTCAAATGTTCCTTCAATCTCTTCATCCAAATATTCACCATCCGCATCAAACTTTGCAAGGATGCCACCATCGGTATTGCAGTCATAAAAAATGATCGTCTGTCTACCCGCATCACTGGTTGGATCATCATTTGTGATCTGCATTTCAAAATATACATCCTCACCAGTATTCTTATAATCAAGCAATGCCTGACGAAGAACCGACTGGTTATAGTGGGCCGTACCGGAAAAAGTACCTTCCATACCACATGACTTATGTCCGGCCATAATTGCACCAAGTCGTGGAACGGTGGTCTTGGTTTTCTCGACTTTTGCTTCCATATCAATCATCTGCATGAAGTTGTATCTTCTGCTACCGATTGTGATAAAACATTCAGCCAGTTTTGCCGCAACCGTGTCCCTTGCCTTCATTGTTACATTTGACATTTTATTTCACCCCTTCCTTATGCAACCGTAACTGTCATATAAAGTTTGCTCATAGCGTTCACAACGGTGATCGCAGATGTGACTACAACCGCCTTTTTAGATTCACCCTGTGCAACCAATACATCAGAATCAGTGAACCCTTCAATAGCGCCAAGTTCCTGTAACTGTGTACGGATTTTTACAAGGTCAGACCAAAGTGAAGTTCTGCCGGATGTATTATTTGGAACAATCCCAAGATACTTGGTATTGAACAGAACTGCATCATCATTTCCCAGCTGATCAATAACCCTAATGGTCTGATTATCCTTGAACACATCCCCACAACTGTCCGAAGTAGTCACCATTGTGTTAATATCTTCAAGAACACGAACCACGCCGTTGACTTTGTGGAAAGTAAACTCACCTGCTTTAATCGCCGCTTTTAACTCGTTTTGCGTATAGTCAGTGTTTACAGTAAAACCACCGTCATATTTCTTATTCTGACAGGATTTATTGACTGCACAACCACTTTCCGCACCAGTCACCCAGTACACGAGTGATGCCTCTGATACTCCCACATCCGCCACCTTATTTTTGATGCTGATAACGCCCATATAATCAGCAGCAAGATTATAAACAACCAACTGGAACTTAATACCAAGTTCATCACGCAAACGCTTATTGAAAGCCACATATAACTTCTTGGTTGTATCATCTGTGACTACAGCCCCCATGGTATTGTAAGTATAAGATTCAATCTTATCCAAATATGCCTGATGTGCGGTGCCGTCAATGGTGCCATTTGTACCACCAGACAAAGGTGTACCGGCAATAACAGAAAGCTCAGTATCTTTGAATGTCACATAGTCATTTGCCACAAGTTCAGTAGCCTTTGCGACTGTCTGCGTATCAACTTTGACCGTACCAAAGTAGGTTGTAACATCAAACTTTTCACTTTCGTCTGAATTTGCCTGAATAACAATCCTAAGATCATTACCACGCACGCCGCAATACTTTGCTTCTGCATATGTGTTTGAAGCCTTTACACCGCCACCATTCAAGCGATAAGCGTATAATGTCTTAGCACCCATAAACAGATCACTAAGACCAAGCATTTTAGGATTATCAAAGGAATAACCAAAAAGTTCCAGGCTTTTTTTCTGAAAATCTTCATTGGTTACTTCAAAGACTTCCCCTTCAATACCCCAGTCAAGTTCAAGTGGCATTGTTGCAACACCTCTGTCCGACAGTGTGGCAGATGCGGATGCGGCTGAAACAAAGTTGATATAAGCACCGGGAAGTTCTTTATTCTGTGCGGTAAATGTACCACCACCTAAAGCCATACTATTTCACCAGCCCTTTCATATATTTTTCAATCAAATTGTCAACAGTTTCTAAAGTGTAACTTTTATCTTTATCAAGAAGGGCAGTCACCAAATCCCTTTTATTTGCAAAACGGGCGGACGCAAGAATCTGTTCTTTACTGAACTTTGGTTCAGACTGTTCAACAAATTCCGTATTCACCACCTTCTTCCTTGTAGCCAATTTTTAACCACCTTCCTTCACATCTGTACTTGCCCGTAAAATTTCCATAGTTGTCTGCTGCTCTGTCTTTTTGATAAAACAGTCATAATTCACAAAGAAATTCAAAACACCGTCAACCACTTCATACTTCATCTTTGTCTCCATGATTGGCTTATCCTCACCATAGATTGTGATGTACTCCAAACACTGCCACATTCTTTCAGCCACACCATTACATTCCCTTTGCTTTTCATTAGTTTCAGGGAAATACTGTATGCAGAACTGATTAGTTCGGAAATAACGCTTACCAAGAAACAGTTCAGTTGTTGGGTTCAGACAAGTAATAAAAAAACAAGGTTCTTTCAAACCTTGCTTGATTTCTTCCATGTGGGTTTCATAGCCATCCCCAAATTCTTCATTCAGGGAAATGCTGATTGCTTCAATTATTGAATTTATCATTTCAAACATCCCCCTAAATATTTTTTAATCTTGTTTTCAAGCACCTTCGGGGCAATCTTTTCAAGTTCCTGTTTAGATATGGTCATCATAAACTTACCCTTGACCCATCCCTTGTGATTTGCGGTTCTGTGACCATATTCAACATAGGATGCGTATTCAACCGGGTTCACAATCTCAATGACATAAGTGTCACCAAAATGATGAACGGTCAGGGAATCCGCATAATTCTGTGCAGATGACCTTTTTTCACCAGTCCACCCACGCCTTAAAGTACCGCCTTTTTTTCCTGAACTTTTTGGATATTCCCCCACCGGGGTTCTTTTCACCACCATCCGCAATAAACGGGCAGCAAGTTCCTTTGCACACGCTTCAACAAATTTATCAGGGTCTTGCAGCTTGTTCAGTTCATCCCTGAACTTTTTCAACCCATCAATGTTGAAATTCCCCATTCTACCCATTATGCAAAGTCCTTGAACAATTCAAGAATAATTTCCTGATGTGTCGGATATATTGCCGGGACACCGCTGCAAGTGTAATCAGTAGTCACATTGTCCTGTGATACAGTGATCTTTGAACCCGCATTGATTGAAATATCAGGGGAAACAAACAATTTTATCACCTGTGTGATGGTTGCTGCTGAATCTGACTGAATAGTAGTTTGCAGTTTTTCAAATGACAATTTACATGGTTGATTTTCCAAAACAACCACTTCAACATCTTTTGTCAGCTTTGACCTTTCATCTTTTTCCTTTTTCCTTTCTGTGACTGTCAAAGTACCAAAATAGGTTACTTCAATAGCCTTTCTTGCAGCCTTTTGTGCCGCCTGAATTGCCTTCACCATCGAATTCTCCTGAATGAATGAAATTCAGCCTTTCCATAGGATAAAAGGTAATTGATGAAGGCGGTCAGCCTTTGTTCAGGTGTCAGTGAACCTTCACCCACTGCAAAAACGGTGTTCGTGTCCCCTGTCTGAATCTGCTTTACTACATAATCATAATCAAAATCAAACATTTCAAGGTCAACCGGTGCAAAGGTTTTCTTCGCAAGCAGAAATTCACCCACTGCCATATCAACAGCAATGTGTTCCAATCCTTCCGGTACATATGGCCAGTTGATTTCATTTCGGATTGAACTGCGTACTTTCTCAATGCAAAAGGTCAAGGCAAATTCATCTTCTCCCTTGAACTCGTAACCAAAAGATTTCAGCCGTTTTTTTACCGTATCCACATCAAACATTGTGATCACCCTTTCCGATCGCTTAACCACGAGACATGATGCGGGCAATCGGAACTGCCTTGTGTTCAATGGCCTTGGTATCAGATGCAACCAGTGACCAGTTCTTTCCATTCTCTAACTCTGCGTTAGTAGGAGAATTGGTTGCCTGCGATGCTTTCAGGTAAGAGATACCAGAAACAGAAACGGCGTGACGTTTGCGGGAAATCAGCGTATCTTCACCGCCTCTTGTCTTTGCATCACGTACCATTTCATAAGGCACTTTTGCACCTACATCTTCAAAACCAATAGCGCCTTCACCCAGAATATAGGTTGTATAGATGGAAACATCCCCGCCTGTACTTCCTACATTCTTTACTTCAACGGGTAAGGAATCATCAATAACTACCAGTCTGCCATTCCAAGTACCCATTTCAAGATCACGCTCCATACCATCAGCATCTGTGTATTTCAAGTATGCGAGCAGCTTCAGATTTTCAAGGTTGGTTGCAACCGCACTGTGACAGTAAACCAACTTGAACTTCTGCTTGTTATCACCACAAGCCTTCTGAATTGCAGTGTTCAACGTTGTGGCATCCATCTTCATTGTGTCATCAGTCTTTGCATCAGTACCACTTGCACTAATATCAAGGGTATGTGCATCAACAAATGCGGCATTGGCAGTCTTGATTGCACCTGTACCAGTGCCGGACATACCAAAGATCCCCTTTAATATTGCAAGGATAACATCCTGATCCACACTGTTCCAGTAGTCATTGATCTGATTTCTGACGTTTGCCATGAAATCAGTGCCACCAGTCACATCATAGCTGAAATCTGCTTCTGTCCAACCGTTCATTCTGCCGTAAGTAAAAACACCCTGTTCATAGGTGTCCGTCTTACCCGGTGTTACGTTGTCAACACCATCATAGTTCTGCGGTGTGCCAGAAAGCAGGCCAAAAAACGGTAGAACTGCATAAACAGTACCGGTCTGTGAATTATTTACAAAGGTATCTCGCAGCCTTGCATCACCAACTACTGCACGGGATTCACGCAGCTTATTCAGTTTTACGTTTGGAACCGCACTCATATACTTACCAAACGCCTTTTCGTTAAAACTCTTAGCATCAAATTTTGCCATGTTTCAATTACCTTCCTTTCATCAAATTAAATCTGTGCATCCAGGTTTGCCTCCATGTAAGCGGTAAGTTCGTCATAACTCATTTTTGAGAAATCGACCTTTTCACCCTCACCCGGTTTCTGTTCCCCTGATGCTCCCGGCTGAAAACCTTTGAAATTCTGCTGCTGTTTGGTCTGCTTCTGTGCTTCAAACAGGAACTTGGTGTCATCACCGCTTGTCAGTTTCTCAATCTGTTCAGCCAGTCCCCTGACATTTCCGTCCTTGTCAAGTTTGGCATCTTCAAGTTCAAGTAAAGCCTTGACCGCCTTGATGTTCTTTGCCTTTGCACCTGTCAGTGCCTTTTCAACCGCAAAATCAATTTTCAACTGGTTCATTTCGGATTCATGGGTTTCCTTGACCTTGGTGTTTTCAGCCTGTAAGTCTGCAATCTGCTTTGTCAGGGTTTCATTGTCACCCGCTGCGGTTTTCAGCGTTTCAAGCTGCTTGTCACGGTCAGACACCTGTGTTTTCAGCCCTGTGACCTCTGTCTGCAAGTTCTTTATTTCAGCAGCAGATGCCGACTTCGCATTTTCAATGTCATCCCCATTGATTTTCATGATGCTGTCAGCCTGTTCCTTGGAAATCCCTAAATCCTCTAACTGTTTTCTTGTCATTTCAATACCGTCCTTTCAAATACGTTTTTATACGGGGTTACTCCCACATGATTGTTTGGTTGTTCGGTTTTCTGTCTTGCCAACCCGACAAACAGAAAAGCACCCGTTGCCGGATGCCTTCCTCTGCTGCCATTTAACCCATGACTGGAAGATAATTTCAGACCACATTGCCTTTCTGTTAAGTCTTGGTTTTCATGTACCCTTGAACCCCCTTTCTAATCTCATATAAGCCTTATATGCCCGCTGAAATCAATCCAGTGATACTTTAGGCAAAGAAAAACACCGCCCAAATGACGGTGTTTTCAATCCCAGTGTGTGACATCCTTGGGGTATAACTCCAAGATGTCATAAAAGTTCGGTATGTCGGAGATCTGCTTTCCTTCCTTCAAGGCTGTCAGGACTTCGATTTTTTCATCAAGCAGCCTGTCACTGTCCAAATCAAAGAACTGTGTCAGCATGGGCGGGAAATCCACATCAGAGAACAGTTCCCGCACCTTGACCCCTTTTTCAATCAGTTCCTGGTCAGTCATTGTCAATCACCCACTTTCTTCAAAAGTTCAGCAATGGTTGCATCCAGTTCAGCAACCAGTTCCGGCTTGTCAGCCCGCAACAGGGCAATCACGTCAGGTCTTGTCACGCTCAATGCTGCATAGTTTGCAATGGTTTCATGAACCCTGCTTTCTGTATTCCGATAATATGATGAACCATGACCATATATCACTTTTCCGGCATCCCGGAAAGCACCGCCTGAAAGGGCATCATAAATATCTTGAAGATTTCCGATTCCACCTCCCATGATATTCCTTGACATATAATCACGTTCAGCATCCTTTGCAGCCACCAGTTTATTATACTGCTTCTTGTAATCTTTATACGAACCCTGAAAAGTCCTGTTGAACATGGAATCGTTCAGGTCAGAAATCAGTTGGTCATATTTTCGGTTGACTTCATCCCTGACCTTCCTGTACTCCTGCTTATAGTCATTGAACAGGTTTACAACATCGTCACTCATGGAATCAGAAGTCTGCTTGAACACATCAACCAGTGGTTTCCTGCTCGTGCTGAACCAGTTGCCTGATTTCTGCGGGTCTTGTCTGCCGTATAAGTCCATCAGGTGCATTTCCTCATGTAGCGTTGTGTTCACCTGTCCCGCAAGGTTGTCACCCTGCAACTTTGGTATCGTCAGCTTTACTTCTGCCATGTTCCCGGTCATGGTATAAGTCGAAATGGAAACAGCGTGGTTCTTTGCATGGGATATTGTGAACGGGATTCCATTGCTTTCAATGTTTTCCAGTTTGCCCATGCGGTTGAATAAGGCAACCACATTTGCATCTGCACCTTCCAAACTGTTCACATAGTCAACAAGTGCCTGTGTGTTCTTTAATTCCCCCTTTGCAGTAAAGGAAGAAGAGAAATTTTCAACCTTCAATTCTTCTGCAACCTGTTTCACTTCTTCCTGTGCCTTTATTGTATCACCCGGGCTTGCTTCTTGCAATCCAGTCTTGTCACCTTCCACAAAGGACTTATGCCAGTCCTCATATTTCATGTTTGCGGGTACATAGTATGTCTTGCCATCCTCACCCCTTGCTGCCCTTTCCCCAACAAGGTCAAATTCATCCTCAAATGCCGGGACAGTGGTAGTCCTGCACCACACATGAAAAGGTGGGGCTGTGACCCCAACTTCCCACTGTGACATAGGGAAAACTTTGCCGTCCATTTCCCGGCATATTTCAGAAGTATGGGAATCAAGGGTTGCCACAATCTCATACATTTCAACATCCAGTTCAGCAAAACAATCTTTCTGTGCTGCACTGCTGAAAAAGGCTTCTTCTGTCATAACCAACCGCCCGGCATTGACCTTTGATGTGTTCATCTTCTTGGCAATGTCATCAATGGCTTTCTGTGGGTCTTTCCCCAGTATGATGTTCTGTGTCAGGGTGGTGTTCAGTTCGTTCACCAACTTCTGACGGTTACCCCATATTCTTTCACTGAAATTCTTACCATCAGCAGCCCAAGGTTTATTGATGACCTTACTGATCTGCTTTTCATCCAGTGTGGAAAAGTTCCAACCAACACCCACGCCCTTCTGAATTTCAAAAGCGGTGCGGTAATAGCCGGACTTGTAAACATCCCGCATTGTACTGTCAATGGAATCAAGCTGATTCCCAAACAGGACTTCAATGCTCTGTTGGGTCTGCAACTTCAAGGCTTCCAATCGGCTGATATGGAATCTTGCGGATGCGTTCTCTAACTGCTTCACCCAAGTACCGTTGATTGCGTTTTCCTCACCGTACCTGATATAGTCCTGAATGTCCCATTTCAGTTCAGCAAGTTCCTTTGCGGTCAACATCCGCTTTGCTTCTGTCAGGGTTACCCTATTGTTGTCTGCAAAACGCTGATACCATGCAGAAATCTGACCTTCAAGTGTTTTCTGTGCCTGTCGGTACTGCTTTTCAATATCGGCATAACACTGAATACCCTGATTGTGTTGTGACTGTTCAACCTGTTCAAACCGTTCTTTCCAGTAGTCTGAACTTTTCATCATTCACCACCACCTTGACCGCCTGTGTCCTGTTCCTGTTGTGTCTGATCTGCCTGACCGTTCTGACCTTGCATATTACCAAACGGGTCATATTGTGCAAGCATTTCCTGTTGTGCTTCTTCCTTCTGCTTTTTCAGGCGTTCTATTTCAGTCTGTGGGTCATCCACCCAAGGGTGATTAGCAATGATTGTTTCATCAGAGATAAGACCCTGTGACTTGGTGCAGTTGTCAATGATTTCTGATTCATTCATCAGCATATCACGGTTGAATATTACATCAACACCATTTTCCTGACCTTCAAAGTCACCCATTCCTGAATTAGCAAGGTGACAATTCACAAACCAAAGAATATCATCCATTGTTGCCTGTGCTTCTGATTCTGTATCATTGGCATCTGTATCAATGTCTGAATACATTGACTGAATGTTCATCTGATTCGGATTGCCGGAAAGTCTGTCATCCTTGGCATCATAACCCATTGCGTTTTCAATCAAGGCTTTCTTGAAGATTTCCACAATGACCTTGTAATTATCAGCGTTGACTGTGATTTCAAGGGTTTCAACACCACCCTTTGTGTCACCGTCATACCTGACTTTGACTGCACCAAAGGTTGTAAGGTTCTTTCTGAACTCACCCAAATCAGTACCGTCATAGTTTTTCAGTACCAAAATGGTGTTCCTTGCGTCCTCTTGCATATTATTTTCAAAGTCGGACAACATCACATTGATACCGTCCTGTAATGACTTCACTCTTTTAATCAGCGGTGTTTCCTGTTCATTGGCTTTCAATGGAATCAGGGGGACACGCTGCCAGTTGAACATTTGCACATTCCCGTTTGCATCCGTCATTGTAACGTGCGGGAAGTCAGCGGTTTCATTGTTCACTACATCAGGTATCAGTTTTGAACCGTCCAGGATGAACAGGTGAACGCCTGTTGTATCATACAATTCAACCTTTTCAATGTACTTGCGTTGTGTACCGTCATAGGCAACCGACACATACAACCTGATAAAGAAATCAAGTTCAGTATGTTCAGAATCTTTCCAAAACGGTAAAATCTCATAAGCGGGGAAAAGCCTGAAAGCAAATTCCCCCCGGTCATTGTAAAACGGATATAGCCAAGCAATACCGCCATTGTATGCAGCCTTGCCCGCACTCTTTAATGTTCGCATGAACTTCTTGTCAAAGACCTGTTTCAGAAGTTCAATGTACTGTTCATTGTCACCGCTTAATGTGAACGGTTTGCCGAACAGGTAATTGGCTTTCTGATTGACCATCTTTGCATACTGGTTATCAACAATGCGGTTGTTCGGTAAGTTCTCAACTACTTCAAGTTTTCCGTCCTCACCTATCATTGTACGCTTGCGGTGAATCACATCATGGTCACCGTCATAATACAGAAAACCTTTAATCTGCATCATTCTACGGGGTGAACATTTCCAAGCAAGGATTTCTTTTTCAAGAAATTCCAAGTCAGTCATGTGTGACTTTGCCCCTTCCAGTATGAAATTGCTAAGTTTTAGCGTTATCGCATCCACAAAGGAACTGAACACTGTTCCATTCACCCCTTTCATTGCATAATATAATCAAAACCCCTGAAAACGCTATGTTTCCAAGGGTCTGTGTTACTAATTTGTTATTTTCTGCGTTGTTTAGTAAAAATGTACAGCTGAATCCCAAATGCAACCCATGCACCTATACAAGTTAATATTTGTAATATCAACATAAAGTTCACCTTCTTAATCAAAACTAAACGCATCGCCTTTGATAAGGCTTTCAATCGCATAACGCATTGCATCCATCAGATGATTGAAGTCATCAATAGGTCTGTTCAGCTTCTTACCTGTTTTTGTGTCTGTGTCCCAAGTATAATTGCTTATTTCAGTAATAAAGTTCACGCACCTTGGATGAATGATAATGTGATAGTCCTGAATGAAGTCAATACCATTGTTTATGCTGTCCTTACCTTTCCTTGCTTTCCTAATTCCTTTCAGCCCCAGTTCACGCAAGCGGTCAATACTCTTTGGTTCGGCTGAATCGGCTGTGATCTTCTCTTTCACATACCCCATCCGCTGCACCTGTTCGGCAATGGCTTCATTACTCATACCCGGCTGATACATTTCATCAAATACCCAAATAGTCTTGTTTGACTGGTCGATAAATCCACAAAACAATGCAGAAGGATCATTTGTATAACCGAAGTCAAGACCGAATACAGACTTGACTTCGGTTATCTTCTTGACTTCATCCACGCTGAAAGCCTTTTCTTCCCAATTTTCATAAACAAGACCGTCTACGATACCCCAATCACCAAGACCCGCCACTTTGTAACGCCTTGGATTCTGCTTCTTCATGGTTTCAAAGACTTTCAAGTCTGCCTTATCCAACCATTCATTGCACTTGTAATTGGTGGTCATTGCAAGGACTTCATCATCAGGGGTATCAAAAAACCGCTTCTTTATCCAGTGGTGTTCATTCCACGGGTTCAATGTAAGGGTTATTTGTTTGAACAGTCCTGAACCTTCCGGGACAGCGCCACGAATTGATTCATCAAGCATATTGAAATCATCTTCTGAACTGATTTCATACGCTTCTTCAATCCACATCCAACACAAGCAGCCAACATCAACTGTGATGGAAGTTACTTTCAGCGGGTCATCAAGACCCCTGAAATAAATCTTCTGACCCGTTGGTTTATAGGTCATTTCAAGCGGTGATTCCTTGATTTCCCAAAAAGCATCAACACCAAGGCGGTGAATCGCCCATTTCAATTCTGTGAAACAGGAATCCTTCAGTGTTCTGAATGTTTTCCTGACAACAAGGGCGTTTGCATCCGGGTATTTCATTATGTTGGTGATATACCAAAGTGCAGTTGTTTTTGACTTCTTGGATGCACGTGAACCCTTACATACTCTATATCTACCCTTCCAACGCCAAAAAGTACCGTAACTCTTGCCGACTAATTCAGGCAGTGAAACTTTCTTCTTGCCTGACTTTGTGGCCTTGTAATCTTCCGGGTACAGTATGAACCTCTGATAACCAAAAACATATTGTGATGAAATCCTATTCTTCACCATAGGAAATCACCACCTTAATCTTCAAGGGCATCTTCACCAGTGATGACAATAGGCTGTGTAATATTCACATCCAGTTTGTCATTCCACATACCCAAATGCTTACCCAATAGTTCCAGTGCTTTCAGCTTTGGTGAAATCTTCACCTCACGTTCAATGCTTGACCCTGTATCTGATTCAGAGCTTTTGTATTTTACCGATTCGATACAAGCAAGATCATCTTCTACGGCATCATCCTTTATTCTCCCATGACTATCAACAAGATCGGTCATTTTCACAAAGGCAATGCGAGCAAGTTCTAACACAACCCTGTCTTGATTGACCCCGGTTCTTTTTGACCGTTCTGCCATCTGTTCAGCAATAGCCTGTTGAATACTAAGTTTTGCTAAGTTCTGACTGCCCTGTTCATTGGCTGTTTTTACTGAATATCCTGCACGAATAGCCGCTTGTGTTGCGTTCAGGTCAATCAGGTATTCATCAACAAAACGCTGCTGCTTTTCAGTTAATTTTGCCTTTTTTGCCATCAACAACACCTTCTTTCCTTCAAAAATCTAATCAAAAACCCCTGAAAGTAGGAGTTTTTAGCACCTTTCAGGGGTCAGTATTTGGCAAAAAAATTTGCAAAAAATAAGATTACAAATAACCTAAACGGTTATTTGTAACCCTAAATTTTCAACCTTAACTATACACGCTATATTAAGTGAAATCAATATACATAACTGTATGAATTTTGCATACTGTTGTAGGTTTTATGTCAGATAATGCAAATCAGTATGCAGTTCTTCAAAGGCTTTCAGTGCCTTTTTATGTAGGTCACGCACATACTGATATGACAGACCTATTTCATTCGCTGCATCCTTCACTGTCTTAAACTGCACATATACCTTGAACAGAATCTTGATGTAATAATCAACATTCAATTCCTGAATTTCCTTTGTAACCCTGTGCTTTATGTCAACAAATTCATCAATTTCCCTGTTGATTTCAGCATCAAGGTCAACATACTTGCAGATTCTATTTTCCTGTGCGTTCTGTGGACTGGTCTGCACCCTGTCCTTTGAATAATCTATTGCCCCGGTACTGGTTGCAGCAGTCATCAGGTCAGCAAGTTCTTCCGTTTTCTGATTGATTTTTGTATCAATTACCCTTAACTGGTCTAAATACTGCTTTGCAGTCAATTTTTTATCATTCATCTATCACACATCCTTTCATGGTTACGGTTCTAAGTGTAACCGTAAAATCAAGAAAACTCTTTATTTTTATATTGGTTACGGTATGTTACGGTTACGGTTTACGCCTTATACTCTATATTTTTACTTTTTTATAATTCATATTGATATAATAAAAAAAATTCATTATATAGAATTTGCTTTCAACCGTAACCAACCATAACCGCCAGTGTTTACAAGTGTTTCAACCGTAACTTATAACAGTAACCAACAGTAACCAACAGTAACCAACAGTAACCAACAGTTACCAACAGTTACCAACAGTTACACAACCACTACTTCACAACCTTATACACAATATCATTCACAAATAATGTACCTGTCTGCGGTACTCCCATGAACTGCGGTGTGCAAACAACATTGATTCCGGCTGCATATACTGCATACAACTGTTGTGATATGAAATCACTTGCCATTGCATAGGTCTGTTCATTCAACGGTGCATTTCCAAATTCTTCAAACAGAATAGGGAAAATGTCATTGTTCATTGAAACTTCACCTTTTTCCATAAATAACTGCATAATTTTATTTTCCATCACTACCACCTTTTACCTTTCTTTGGTTGTTCCAGTTTAATATGTGACCACACTGCGGGCATTTGTTCAGTCTGAACATCTTCCCAGTTTCCTGATGAAATAGTTTCTTGCATCCGCATACACTGCATACAGGAACATGACACGTTTCACCCGGAAACATCCCGGCATTATTTTCAATCAGCTTCATTTGTATTCCCTTCCTGATTTGGTATCTTTCAACTGTATGCGTTCAATCAGTTCAAAACCGCATGAACGAATAATGAACTTCAACACCTTCACCAAATCATAAGCACGTTTGTCAGCTTCACTTTCTTCCCGTCTCACCTGACCCACTGCAATAGATGCAGTTGGGTCAGTATAACCTTCAATGTTTCTTCCACCTTTCACTTGTCTGTAACCTTCCTTTCTATAATTCCGCATTTAATCATTGCTTCAAACATTGCTTCAAAAATAGTGACTACTATGGAATTTCCGGCTTGATGGTATAGTGTGCGGTTCATTTTCCCATGCTCTACTTTGCAAGTTGATTCTGCTGCATAGAAATCATCATCTGAATACCCCATCAACCGCCAACATTCCAGTTCTGTCAAATACCTGTACCTTCCACCGCCAAGGTCAATGACCTGTGCCGGGGTTCTATCTTGTCTTGTGGTGATTGTATTTGCATAATTTTCAATGACGGTTGCCCGCCTGATTCCCTTTTTTCCGATAGCCTTATACACACTTAGTTGTGTAACCATATAGCAATCAGGAATTTCACCAGTTTCAAGAAAATCATTTATATTCTGCATTGGTCTTTTCTGCATTAGGTCAAAATTGAATGGGGCAGACCCAAGAGCTGATACAGTGAAACATCTTTCCCTTGCCTGTGGTATTCCATAATCACGTGCATCTAAAACACGATAACTATTTGAATACCCCAACATTTCCATATAAGACAGATAACGATTGAAATTATGAACCATGTGCTTAGATAATACATTTTTCACATTCTCCCAAATAACAACCGTTGGTTTCCACTCACCCATCTGTTCAATGATATGAACTGTTTCCCACATCAAAGATGACCTTGTACCTGACCCTTCATCTGCACCTTTTCCTTTGCTGATTCTTCCTTCTGCTGCTGTTGCTTTTCCCTGATGCCCGGCAATACTAAAATCCTGACAAGGTGAACCATGAATTAAAATGTCAGGTTGAAGATTCCATCCCACAACTGTCTGCGGTGAATGGTCAAGTTCTTTTTCAAACATTGCATTGTATGACCTGACTGCCTTTTCATCAATTTCCACATAGTCAATAGATTTTATTGGAACACCTATGTTTCTAAGTGCTACCCTTGGCGAACCTATACCGCCAAACAATTCAAGTATTTGTATTTTCTCTGACACATTCTGCACCTTACCTTTCTGTTGATTTATAGTCCACACGAATACAAAAAAAATATCTCTTTTTGAATATTCTTCTTGTCTGACCATTCAGTTTGACAATACTAATTTCTAAATCAAGCCTTTTATTTATCTGCTTACTGAATACAATGTTTGACATAGGTTGCATACTATTTTCAGCACAAAATACCTGATACCGCTTGTATACTTCATTCGTTGGTTCATTTTCAATCATGTCAACACCACAATCTGCAATAAATGCAATGATAGGGTTATTTTCTTCTTCATATTCATCCAACTGACCCTGAACCTTTTCTGACTTGGTAAATTCATTATTGGTTATGACCCTTTTCAGACCTTCCACACCTAACTTGATAAGGTATTCGATGCTTTCCTTCTGAATCAGCTTGTACTTGATGAATGGGTCAAAATCCGGGGCAATGGTCACACCATCCGGCAAATATTTTGAAAAGCGGGCATTGAATGGAATAATAACCAAACGCCTAAGCACCGCCCCGGTCTTGTCCTTCATTCTTGGTATATCATTTGCACTGAACAAAAGTTTAATAAACGGGTTGAACTCAAAAGGGTCTTGTCCTTTCCGTTCTGCTTTGATTCTGTTACCAGTGACAATCTTTTTGAAGATGCTGACCTGTGAACCTTGAAGAAAGTCATCCCCTATATCATCACCTATATTTGCCATTTTTCCGAACATCATTGAAGTATTGAACCTATCACCAAGTTCTTTCAAATCCAGTGCTGAAATATTCTTATCACCAAGGATTGTTTTCACTATATCCAAGAAGGTACTTTTACCGTTGTTTTTGTCACCAGTCAGGATGAAAGCCTTTCCCAGTTCATTTCTTCTGTAAAAGCAATAGCCAATACATTCTTCCAACAATGCCCTGATTGCTGCATCATCACAAGCAAGTTTGTTCAGGGTCTTGTCTGCCAGTTCAAAATAAGCATCCGGGTTATAGTCCCAAGGTATTTTGTTCGTAATAACAATGTCAGTGCTGAATGGTTTCAGTTCCCCGGTTACAAGGTCATATATGCCATTATTAAAAGCAATCAGGTTTGCATCTGACTGTTCCTTTTCTTCAACAATCAGTTCCATATAATCAAGCACTTCCCGGCGTTGCATCTTTTTCAGGTTTGGGATGTACTGAATCATATCAGATTCAATTTCCTTGTACCCGTTGGTATAAATACCGTCTTTGTATATATGTAACTGACCATTGATTTTGACCACATGGGCGGTGTTCTTCATATAAACTGCAAACTTGTCAAACAGAAATGTTAACCCCATGAAAAACACTGGTTTCTGAAATGCTTCATCCCTAAGAATCACTTCCAGTTCTTCATCAGACAGCGGTTCTTTCAGAACAAACTTGTTCAGAATCCTGATACATTCCCTTGTTTCATCGACTGTGAAATCATTTGCTGTCAGGGTCAGGATATAATTGAATAATGCTTGATTTCTTCCATCCCCGGCATCCATATCCACAAATTCAGCAGTTGCCTTGACCGGGAACAACCACTTTGGAACTTCCTGATACTTTCCATCTTCTTCAATATCCCATTCACAAAACCGTTCTTCACCATCAATCTTGATAACTTCATAAGACAACTTACTTCCGACCTTAATATCAGCAGTCAGACCAACAGCAAGTTGCACGTGTGTCCTGTTCCTTGCTATGGTGTGGTTTTTGAATAGAAAATGTTTGCCCCTGCTTGTGCAAAGGACTTTACAATCAAGCTGCAAATCCTCAACGATATTCATTAAAATTTCAGACTGTTCAGAATCGTCAATATCAATAAGGATGGTGTCATCTGCCAATACTCCACCAAACCCACTAAGTTTTTTTACTTCCTCATAGGTTTTCCACTTGGTTCTGTTTTTTAACTTTTCAATGCTCTGTTTACCCTTAGTTTCAACATAACCTTTATAAAGCATCCTTTTCACCTACCTTATGTGATAATGATATGGTATAAAAAAAGTTGACAGCTTGTTCTCAAGGATTTCATAATAAAATCAAGAGAACAAGGAGGTATTCAAAGTGGCACATAAATATGACCAGGAATACAAAGTACAGGCAG